GTGCGCTGCTTGGGGGGTTGGCTGGTGGTCTCTTCGGTGGTAGCGAACCGGAACCAAGAATCGGCATACGAAAGGGAGACATCTCAGATTTTGGCTATAATCCAACTACAAAGGACATGTCCAACCAGAAACCGATTAATGAGTACATAGTTAAGTATTTTGATGCGTATTTCACGGCCATTGATGAATTAACAGCCAATGCGGTCAAAGATGTCTTATCAAGCACGGATTGGGAAAGAATCAGAGTCCATCCAGAGGACTTTGACACTGTTGAAGATGCCATATTTGCCGTTAGCGACGACGTATTTAATAAATTTGCTGAAGGCTTTATTTCAGGGCTGGCCGATGGGCAATTGGCTGGTTATTTGGACACAGGATTTTTCGAAGAAATCAAAACAGACGGCGAAACCCTGATGGATTCGTTTATTCGGTTCGGCACCGTTATCGAAAGCACGGATGGCTTTGTCGAGCAATTTACGCGCCAAGTTGATGAATTTGGTGAGTCTGCAGTTGACGCTGCAAATAATGTTTCAACGATCACCTCGGTAATGGATCAGGTGGATTCGAGTGTTGCCGGCATTGCCTCCGTGTCTGCCGTTACGACGTTGGAGAGCCTTACAGACAGTTGGGAGGCCTTGATTCAGACCCTGGAAGAAGCCAATGCCACAACAACAGACATCGCAAAAACAGAGTCAAGTATGGCCCAGGTGTTGGGAGCGAACATTACCGGGCTCACGGCCAGCAGCTTGCAGTCTGCATTGGTGTCCGGTGGCAGTTTGAACGATATTATTGATTCCGCTATCCAGAATGTTGGTTATACAAGCATTGCGAAAACAATTGTAGATACATATCTTACCGAATTAAACGAAGAGATTGGTAATGCGTGGTTGAATTCTGACGGGGATATCAACGCCGTTCTGGATGTGATGCAGTCTATTGACACCACTGTGGCCCAGAATGAGATTGAGTCTCTCCAAGACGCATTTGGGCTCCTGGCTAATGATGCGTCAGAAGCCGCTTATGACCTGTACTATGTGGCATCCATGGTCGAAAGCGCGGCAACTGCATTAACAGCAGCACAAGAGGCGTTCGACGATGCACAAGATCAATATATTGATGCCCTGGATTATAGAATTGACAATTTTAATGATGAAATTGATCAAATCCAAGAAGAAATTGATTTAAAATCAGAACTGATCCGTGAGAATGAATATTTTCTTGACTCCCTCCGGTCTCTAAAAGACGAGATTGTTGACTTCCAATCAGATATCATATTGTCGGATGACGGAGCAGATCCACAATATCAAATGGCCTATGCAAAAAGCCAATTGGAGGCAGTCGCCCAGAACCTTTTTTCATCCGATCCTGAGACAGTCGAGCAGGCATTGTCAGACTTGCCCGGCATCAGCCAGCAGTACATCGATATATCAAAAAAGACACAGGTACATCAACAGGACCAGGTCTCTGCCCTTGGATATGTGCAAAGTATCCTTAATACATCTCAGGATATTGCAGATGTCCAGATTGATAAAACCGAAGACACCATTGACGGCCTTTACCTGCAAAACCAAATACTGATAGATAGCCAAGACTATTACCAAGAGCAAATCAATCTCTTGTCTGCGATCAGGGACGAAATAGCCGGTACCAATACGGCAATCCTTGACCTTGGCCAGGCCCAGGGAAATTATGAGGATGCGTTGCAGGGTCTCATATCGTCCCAAGACAAGTATAATGATGTCAGTGCGAATCAAGGCATATATGAAGAATATGAAAAACTTGTTCAAGGCATGTATTATACCGCATTAGGCCGTGCCGGAAAGGCCGAGGGGATAGAGTATTGGGTGAATGCACTCATGAGTGGTTCTGTCAATACAGACAATTTCAGGACAGCGTTTTTAAACGGCGCAGTGGCGGCAGGCGACATGTCATCCAATGAGGCACTTGTCAGAAGTGCATATTGGACGCAACTGGGCCGTGCCGGGAAGTCTTCCGGGGTTGATTATTGGGTTGATGCATTAAATAGCGGCTCGGTCACCACGAGCAACTTTATGGAGGCGTTTTTAAACGGCGCAGTTGCCTCCGGTAGTATCCCGGCGTTTGCCAGCGGCGGCACGGTAACGGCACCAACTTTGGCCCTGGTCGGTGAAGGCGGCCAAACCGAGCACATCACACCTGATAGTCAGATGCAAGGCGTAAAAGAAAGGCTTGATAAGGTTTGTGAGTTGCTTTTTACAATGCTTAACGTAAACGGGGATAATAAAGAATTGATGGATGATCTGCTTGATATCTTCGACCGCAACACACAAGGCCAGCTACCATTTAAGACTGAGGCTGCATAATGAAAATAGTTACGCTGAAAGACCTAACCCTTGTGTCGTCTGACATCCCGGAGGATCAATATCAGGGATCAGCAACGGCAAACGGAAAATGGGCGGCAGGAACGTATGCAAATGGTGATGTGGTCTACTATGATGGATCAACGCCGCATAAAGTTTATCAGTCAATAGTTTCATCTAATACTGCTACGCCAGGTACAGATCCAACCAAGTGGACGGATCTTGGAGCAACCGACCGGTGGTTGATGTTCGATGAGTACATGACCACCCAAACCACCAATTCAGCGTCATTTTCAGTCACTGTCAGTGCCCAAGAGTGTGATTATGTCGGGGTGTTTAATTGCAACGCAACGAGTATCACGTTTGAGTTGTATGATGATTCTGTTTTGCAGGCATCTGATGTCGTTGACATGGACTCGTCCGAGCCAACCGATTACGACGAATGGTTTTGGTCGCCTGCAGAATATAGGTTGCGGTATGTCTGGGAATTCCCTTACCTTGCCACATCAACAGCGACTTTAAAGGTGACATTCACAAACACCATAACTGACGTAGCATGCGGGGCTCTTGCAATTGGGTCAGCATATGAGACAGGCGGTACGCAATATAGCTCAGAAATCGGTTTTAAGGATTATTCATATTTTTATGAAAATGAAACAACCGGGGCCATCAGTCTCACACCGGGTAATTACGTGGATACCGGATCTCTGAAAGTTTGGGTTGGTAATGCAATTTTAGATGCTGTGATGAGGAAATTAAAATCAAATAGGGGCAAGGTTGCGATTTATGATTTTAATAATGATGGCTGTGCGTTTATGGAGTCGCTCGTTTTTTACGGAATAACAAACACACCAAAGGTATCAATATCAGGCCCGAATATGAGCAGATTTTCTTTTTCCATGAGGGGAGTAATATAGATGTCAACAATCGACACAACAATGCCAGGATACACAACCGAGCCCGAGCGCGGAACGTCCACATTCAATACTGATATGCAAACCCGCATGAATGAAATGGCGGCAAATGCCACCGCCATAAATTCTATTGCCTCGCAGATGAATACAGTTGCCACAGAGGTCAATACAGCGGCATCAAACGCAGCGGACAGCGATAGCAATGCGGCTGATAGTGCCGCTGCTGCCGCTGTTTCAGCTGCCACAGCTGCGGATTATGCAGGCTCAATTAATGCCGCAAGCACATCCAGTCAAACGATTGGGACCGGGTTGAAAACGTTTACAATTCAAAGCGGCAAACAGTTCTCAGTTGGGCAATTCGTTTCTGCCATATCTGATGCCGATTCAGATAACTATATGCACGGTTCAGTTTATAGCTACTCCGGGACAACTCTGGTTATAAACGTCACAAATAATGGAGGCTCCGGGACGTATTCCGATTGGAGCATAAGCTTGTCAGGCAGCCAGGGGGCAACAGGGACGACACCTGACCATGGCAACGAAAAGCACACATCTACGTTTATAACAGGCACCTCTTACGCTTCAAGCATATCGGGCGGGACGGTTAAATGCCGTCTCAACGGCACAACGGCATATTTCACCATTAATGGGAGCAATGCGTAATGACATTCCGGTTAAATGGCACAACAATTAACGAGCTAAAACTTAACGGGACAACCATTGAGAAGGCATACTTGAACGGCACAAAGGTTTATGAAGCTTTTGGCACGCACGAGTTGACGGTGGGTAATATTGGTGACCAGTATGGATTTTATGATGGCGAGTTTGGATCTTTGTCGCCAACAACCGCAGGCTCTTTTGAAATAACATATTTATGTTCAAACACATATGATGATTTTTATGTCAGATTTACAACGAATTTTACAACCAGTGATACTATTAATATCGAATTCGAAAACGGGTTGACTTCTAATATTACTGGTTATGGTCCTGTGACGGTTTACGACCTATCACGTAGTGATATAGCAGCGTATTTAGCCGGACAGAGTGGCAACACAATCCCGATAGAAATCACAATAACATAACGGATTTTATAATATGGAAATAACATGGGAAGATCGTAAGGGCTTTGGGCGAATTGATAGCCAGTTGATTAAAGATAAGCCTGTCCTATCCTTTGACTATGCGTGGTTTTTGATAACGGATGACACCGCACAGTATGTTGAATCGCACGATCCTGGCGTGTGGAACAAGGATCTGTCAACCGATCAAAGGCAAGAAATAGTTGCCTATTACAACGCCAAAAAAAATGAACCCGCTCCGCAAGCTACCTTGGATGAACGTCTGGTTGAACTAAAAAGATACAGACAGCAAAAAGAGTTTGGTGGCTTTTTGTACGGCGGGAGCATGCTGGGATCTGATCAAGAGGACCAGAGAAAAATAGACGGGGCTGTTTTGGGCGCGCAACTGTCACCAGATGCCATAATTAATTTTAAAACAAAAACGGGATATGTCCAAATAGATGCATCAACAATGATATCCATAGGAAAGGCCTTGTTTGATCATGTACAAGCATGTCATACAAGAGAAATGGAGTTAATCGAAGAGCTTGAAGATGATATTAACACAGACATTACAATAGGTTGGCCTGGGGAAGCGAAATAATTATGGATTATGACAGACAGATACAGCGCGGCACAACAATGATAACTGATAAAATGATGACCGTCAATGCAACAGAAAAAGCCATTAATACACTTATCGAGTTGTTTGAGTATGCTACACATTGGAAGGTAAAGAACAAGCCTATTAAGCTTGATATCGATGACAGGTTTAAGAGATCATGACGAGAGAAAGCTTGTTGGTGATTTTAATCTTTATTATTGCCACAATAGA